GGGACGTGGGGGTGCACTGCGCATTATGCCCCACAAGGATGGTATTAACCACCCGAGGAGCATTAAGCAGTGCGCCCCCCAGAAGTTTCCTCCTGGGGAACACATCGCATAATGCGACCCCCACCGGGCACTTTAGGCCCTTAACCCAGTCTATGTGACCGGGACCCAACGGCGTTTTAATGCAACTACGCCGTGAAGTGCAAAACGCTCTAAGTGTAGAACGTCTCTAGAGACAGCAAGGCCTAAGACACCACCGGGCTTGGATCGCGACTGAAACTCAGCCGCAATCTGTCCCAAAGGTGTCATATCTAGGTCCTGCAGCCGTAGAAGGCTCTTACTTAGGGCACCATAGTTCTCCAGTTTATCAGTACGATAAACTGGCGTTGGAACCCAGCATCTTATTTCTAGACGCTGGTACTTCGCGTTCCACCGAACCCCCTTGCGGGGATTTTCGATGAAACGATAACCAACAAAAGAACTACGGCCCAGCCCAGGACTCGTCTCAGGTAGATAAGGCAAAGGCCCTATCACCCCTTCACATTGGTTAAACATGAAGGAGGCGGTCCGCCAATAACCCTTCTTGTGGAAGAGGTTGGCAGTAGCAACCCATGAAACAAGACGTTCGGGCTGTTGCTTGTTCTCAGGACGCAGAGTACTTAAATACACTGGTGTAACCAATGCACCCTTGTACGCGTCTATACCACATGACTCTCGGAAGCTTCCGCTCACGAAAGTCTTATTGGTATTTACCTTGCAGTTGTATTTTCGCAGGTAATCGAGAACAATTATCGCATACGTTGTAGGGACAACTATGTCATCCCCATAGACGTGGACATCCCTCGAGACGTTAAAAACGTTTCGAAATGTCACAGGAAGGTCACGCGCCCGGAGCAAGGCTATTACACATATAGTGTAAAAATACATAGCCTCGACCGGGAAACAGAGAGCGCTACCCATAGATGCAAACTTCTCTAAAGGGCCAACAATGGTCCCATCGGGAAGTACAGCATTTCTTGATCGGCATGCGTCAATCGCATCCTGAAGGTCAGGATTAGATCGAAACATCTCCAGCGCGAGCGATCGTGGAACACGATCACTCGCGTCTGAAAGGTCAATCGTTGCTAATCGACCGTCGATCGAAGAGGATATAGCCAGATTCTGATTGATTGACTGGTCACGAAAATTAATGTGACCAGCTGTTAACCAGTATGATTCGACCGCACTGTAAAGTGCATTACGAATCCCTTGTTGCACATATTGCATGCAGCATGGCTCTATAGCAATTATCCGTGGGCCTTTTAGTGTTTTCGGAACTGGAGTCACCTTTACAGGCGCCTCCTGTTCCTGGCAGATAACCGTAACATTTTCGAGCTCTCTCGAATCCAACGGTGTACCCAAGGGGTAACCGTTATCAATGAGAGGGAAATAAGGCTCGAGACGGTCATGCCATCTACGCCAAACAAATTTCTGGTTTCCAGAAATTTTATCAGCAGTAGCTCCCGGTCCGTGCTTAGGAGTACACTTGGCATAGTCAACAAGACTAACCAGACGACCCCAGAGCACAGAAGTAACACGGTGAAAATCACCGTGGTCTTCTGATGGGAGAGAAAATTCACTAAAAGATCGCTCAATAGCGATGAAGCTCTCAAGTGCGGCTTGTTCCCTTTCGGGGGTACACGCCACTTCCAACTTTTTGAATGTAAGGCAAATTTGCCGTACAGATTCAATAATAGTAGGAATATCACTTGAAGCAATTGGAGCTTGTACATCGTTTAACATCCTTCCTGACTCCCGATCAAACACGAGACAGGTGAACCCTTGTAAAAATACAGGGACCACCCCATTTTTCCTCCAACGAGGAAACAATGTTGTGTCTACGCACTCGTTTGCCAAGCTTCTTTCGAAGTCCCGGCAAAATTGAGGCAAAGTGATTGTCAGAAATGACAATCCTTCGCGTTTGACCCGCGATCTAATTGTTTTCAGATCGCGTAAATCGGAGACATCAGCGATACATTTATTAGCCGCGTCTCTATAGACTTGGCTAATCAACTCAAGTAGGTCAATTACGTTGCTTTTCATGTCACCTCCCAATTGGGTGGAAAACATCAAAACACGTATACTCGCCTCCCTGCCGCCACACCGGCGACAGGCAAACTGTCACCAGTACGACATAAAAACCGGAGTAACCGGATGCGAATCTTACGATTCCTGTCCGTATAACTTACCGGTCATCGTACTATCAAGCCAGGCCGCAAGGCCGGCTCTCAACTGATCAACTTGTGCTGACGTGAAGCCCACTTCTGGGCGATCAATCACCACATGGATGGACAATTCTTCGTAGTCATTGACAGCTGTCAATGGATCTGCGACGACTGCCCGTTGCGTCACCTTTGCCAAGGAACGAATTCGTCCCTTGGATTTTTGGTGAGAAACGTCAAGACGATACGTCTCGTCGGCAAGTTTATATAATGTCGACGTACCATTGGTAGAAACCTTTGGCATGACTTTTGCAACCGAGTTGACGGTTACAGTTTGTGGATCGGAAAGCATAGTGTCTGACTCCTTTAAGTTGTAAGTGGAATTAGACCTATTCCGATCATCTCTTTTCCAAGGAGACAATCATTACTCTAAGGAATAGGAAGATAGATTTTGGAAGAATGGGTAGTCTCCAAAACAAGGCCATAGTTTTTATATGACCTTGCGACGAGATATACCTAGAGCTGCCAAAATCGCGAGTTGTCTTGGGGACAAACCGTCCCAAGACAGGCCAAACCCGTACGGACTATCTGATTCCCGCCGAATCTTGACGTCAGTTAGGCGTCGAAATTCAAGCGTTCGTGCACCTCCGGATTTGAAAGGCATATACTGTTTAAGTATTACCTCTCTCGTCTCGTGGCGCATCAGGAACAGATATTTGGCGACTATCGAATCAAGGGCCCAATCTTGAGCTCTGTCTATGACAGAACCAAAATCGGTAAACCAGTCGATAAGCCAAGTCCAAGGTACTGCCTTATAGATGTTCGACGGCGATATTCTGGCACCATACATTGTCAACTGACGTTGCACAGTGTTGAATGCCGAGCCATAATCTGGCAATGTCGCATCGAATTCAGGACGATAGTACTTAAAAACCCCGGATGTGGTAATCATGGAAGCTTTACGCTCCCAAACTTCCCACCGAGGTGTACCATCGAGCAAGATGCTCACGTAGTCGCCAGCGGGTTCAACCCGCATGCCGACATCGCTAGCAAGAAGCGTTTCCTGATAGTCATCTAAGAGAGTCGCTCTCCTGTGTATCCAGCGATTATTTTCAAAAGTCAACCGACTCTTGATTGACGCTGCGTTTTGATATACGTGATAAAACTTACGTAGATCATTAATAAACGGGAGCCATCCAAATTGATGGTTGAGAAACTGATTTGAAGCCTTCTTTGGAATCATTCCAATAGAAGTCTGTGATCCGCCAAAAGCCTTCCACGCATCGTGGAATGCCCCTGCTGAAGTCGATAACATACGAGGTATGTCTCGGGCTTCGGCCGCGAACACAGCAAAACCAGCTTTCTCTAAGGCAGGCCTCGTTCTAGCAAAGGCCTGAGGACTCCAGCCAGACAAGGATGGAATCAAGGGACTGGAATATCCAAGCAACTGACTAACGTTAGCATAGCTAACAGGGTCACCTTGGAAATTTGGGTTACTAAACCCTCCAGTATAACGAATCGGACCAGTGCCCACGCCCCAAATGGCGCGTGTCGCTGATCCAGAATCGTAAACACCTTGACCCAACACCTGCTGAGGTGGGAATTCGATAGAAATTTTCGTAAACGGACCGCCACTGTTGTAGGGTGGGCCCGCATGGATTTGATCCATGCAGGATTCCAGCTTCGCGAATGGCGTCTGTGTTTGGATAAGTATGTCGCCCATTGGGACCCACTTACCTGTATCCACAGATTTAAGCTCCCATTTCCCGATCTTTAAGGTCGGGTCTTGATAGCCAGGTGTTTTCACCTGGTTCTCATAAGGAGTTTTCCG